CCAGCATTAAGACTATCTGTAGCAGTTCTGTTAGCACCTAAAGTCCATGTCTGGATCATTCCATTATCAGGATCTAAAGCAACAGAAGAAGCATCTGTTATTGCAAAAACATTTTCATTTATCGCATCTTCAAAAGTAACTGAGCCTGTAAAAGTTCCACCTGTAGCTGGTACTCCACTTGATCCCCCTGACTGATCTACCCAAGAGAGTGCACCCGAACCATCAGTTTTTAAAACTTGATTGGCTGACCCTGTATCGTCTGGAAGGGTTAATGTATAACTTGCACCAGCACTATGAGCAGGGGATTTTATCTTTACGCCATGACTATTTTGTGAGCAATTAAGTTGTAAAGTGCCGTCAGCACTACTGCCATCACCTTTTACTTCAACAACACCTGTTCCGTTGGGATTAAGTTTGATATTTCCATTTGTTGTAGTTGTAGTAATTTCATTTGCCAATACATCTAAATTCCCTGCAAGTTGTGGTGAACTGTCATCAGCAACATCGAGCATAAACGTACCACTTTTATTAGGTATCGTTACGGTTCTATCAGCTGTAGGATCTGTTACCTGAACTGTTGTTTCGTAAGCATCACCAGTTGCACCTTCAAACTTTATACTGCTTACTGGATCGCCAAAGAAAACCTCACTTACGTTATTGACTTTTAATTGATCTGCTTTTATGTCTAATACTGTAGTCAATGAACCAGCTTTCATTGTTTTATAAATCAACCTTCCATCTTCTGTACCGTCAGAAGCATCATCAATTTTGGTCATAAACGAGCCATAAGTTACTTCTTCACCAGCACTGTTTCTTCCTTTAAAATGAATATCTCCTAATACGTCATTATCAGCAGGAGAGGAGGAATTTCTATCAAGAGCAAGTATTGGATTAGCTGTCGAACCAGCGTCAGTTGAACTTAGTGATAAATTACCAGCACCGTCATAAGTCAAACTTGATTCCCCTTCTAATGTATTAGCAGTATCGCTACCTGTAATTACTCTATTATTTGCATTGTTATTTATGGTTGTGCTACTTCCACTACTGCCCCCTATTTCTTTAATACTTCCACCGTCATTTACATATAATTTCTGTGCTGATTTATCAATTGCGACTTCACCGTCAACAATATCGCTAGTTGTAGGTGTGCTTGTACCTCTTTTAAGCTTTATTGTATTTGCCATATATCAAAATGTCCCCCCATCAATTTCTAGGCCAGAAGTAGATCCATCTTCAAGAAACGTGACTAAGTCACTGAAAGCAACTTGTTTCATTGTTCCAGCATCATTAACAACCATACGATCAGCAGTGGCAAGTGTTGTTGATGTAGCTGTAGTATCGCCATCTATGATATTTAGCTCAGTAGTTGTTACAGTTGCACCATCTAAAATTCCTACCTCAGTAGAAGTTAATAATGCTAAAGCAGCAGAAGTTCCAGACTGACAACCAGATAAATTAGTTAAATCCTGGTCAAATGCCTGAATATTTGTACCAATGGCTAATCCGAGGGCTGTTCTGGCTGCACTTGCACTTGTAGCTCCCGTTCCACCGTCACCAACCGCAAGCGTTCCTGTTATAGAACTAGCAGCAAGATCAACAGCAACTTCAGTTGATTCAATAACAAGACCACCGTTAGCTTTAAGATCAAGAGTTAATGTATTTGCTGATTTATCTAATCCATCCCCTGCACTAACTTGCCCTGCACCAGAAAATTGTGTAAAAGCTAAGTTATTAGTACCAACAACCGCAGATCCCTTATTAGTACTACACACAAAACCATTATCAGCATTAACAGTTCCCTGATCTACAAACACAAATACAGATGAAGCATCAGCACCAGCAGCTAAATCATCTGTTCTTGACCACCCACTAGCTTTACAAAGATATAATCCATTTTCTGTTGCTGTGTTTTGATTTTTTACCAAAACTCTTTCATCAGCAGAAACCGTAACACCATCAATGGTTTGCGTTCCAGAAAGAGTAATGTTGGCTGTTGTAGCTACCTTTACTGCTTCTTTAATATCTAATCCCTGACTGACACCATCTACATAACCCTTAGTAGCAAAATGAGCATCAGCAGTTGGGGTAACTCCCGAAACTGTACTTGTAGCAGATGCTAGTTGGTCTAATCTATTTGTTCTTACTTGTGTGTCAAAGTCACTGACCTTTGCTGCCGTAAGCGTTGGTACGTCAGCAGCTACTAAACTTCTAAATGTAGGTGCAGCAGCACTTCCAGTTGTAGGACCAGCTAATACAATATTTGCATTTCTTGTATCTGTCTTGCTAAAAAATGCACCTGAACCACCGACAGTAATTATTGAACTGGCTTCTGGTGGCGTTGCTCCATTATCGCCAAAACCATAATATAACTTTAGATCATTTTCATTAAATGCTAATTCTGAAGGAGATAAAGTAGAAGGCGCACCAGCAGATCCACTAGCTGCTCTTTTTTTAATCCTTATTGTATTTGCCATTTAAAAACTGCCTCCAAAGACTAACGATAGTTTTGTAGTTGTATTATCTAACTTTAATGTACCACTACTGGCATCAAAATACAGTAATGAATCATCAACTGCATTACTTGTATCAATTCCAGTACCAGCAGGGCCAGTGGCTCCCTGTGGGCCTTCGGTAGATACAGTGACTACTGTTGAACTGCCTTCTGTAACTGTAACAGTATTAGTAGTTTCATTTACTGAAACAGTATTTTTCTGTTCTGTAATCTGAACACTGTTCATGCTGTATAACCCTCTGAAACAAATATAGTACCTTCTAAATAATACTCTTTTTCACCCGATGAATTTGTAAGAAGAACATCATATTTAAGAACTTCGGGAGTAAATGTAGCAGTCTGTGTATCTGTAAGAGAAATTTTTACTGATCCTGCTGTTCTATCTGTATAAGTAACTCCAAAGTCAGCATATTTTGTGGTGCGTGTTTCTTCCCAAACCTGTGCTGCTACAGTAAATCCTGTTAAATTTATTGCATTGTTACTGCTGTCTTTAAATAGCAAAGGAATTGAATGATCTGATCGCCTTTGCAATGTAAAGTTATACGTTCCAGGAGAAATTGCCATTAACCAGCCTCAAGTGCAGCAACTTTAGCTTCTAATACTTCTATTTTAGCAACTGCTTCTTGTAATGCTTTTGTTAATGTAGACAAAACTGGTAAATAATCAATACTTTGAATTCCTTTGTCTTTTTCTTCTTTTACAGCATCAGGAATAACTTCTTGCATCTCATGGGCTATAAAGCCTTCATGTATATCCTCGGTTTCTTTAAATATTTGAAAAGCTTTGTCCTGGTATTTAACTGGTCTTAATTTTTTTACTCTTTCTATTCCATTTATGTCAAGATTTTCAATATTTCTCTTTTTACGATAATCAGATGTACCAAGCATTAGATAGCCCAATCGTACACTATCAATATAAAAATATGCAGCAGTATCACTCCACCAAATATTAAAGTGATGACCTGTATTTACACTCGTTGCATACTGGCCATTAATAATATTTCCATTGTCAGTGGTTAAACCTGTTCTACAACCAAACCCTCTGCCTTGAAAGGTTCCCGTTTCAGTATTATTGGCTCCACTTGTTACTGTACTATGATCCGCCCTTAATGATCCAACTGCTGAGATTTGGAATCTGCTTACAGCATTAGTTATCAGTCGAATATTAAAAGCTTCAGATCCTCCAATATCAAGATTACCTGTACCTCTATGTAATATTTCTGAACTGCCGTTACCGCCAGATACGCCATTTCTTCTAATTCTTAATCCATAATCCTGATATGTTGTATCTGCAACTAAATCAATAAAAGCATCATCGGTGCTACTACTATTTAATGCTTCTATACTCAAAGCTGCATCTGTATTTGTCGTATATAATGTTTGACCTCCAAGAACTGTCAATGTATTACTTGGTGCAGTTGTTCCGATACCAACAGCACCGCCATTAAGAATACTTAGTTTTTCAGAACCTCCATGAAAAAAACCAAGTCTGGTATCAGTAGGTAATCCCATTCCGCTTTGGAGTGGTGTTCCCGAACTATTTAAGAATCTATAACCAGGAATACTTGATGTGCCAGGAGCAGCGATGTGCGTTCCAGCTGAGCTTGCTCCAGATATATCTAAAACAGATTGAAAAGTTGTGCCATTATGAATTTTATATATACCATCCCCTGTATCTGCAAAACTCATGTAAGCTGTTAAAGTAGATCCTGATGGATCAGTTGAACTACTGTTATTACTTTTTAAAGCTTGTAAATTAGTCTGTATATCTTCTCTTACGGTTTGACCCGTGCCATTAGCGATTATTGTATCTGTATTAGCCATTTAATTAAACTTATAAGTTATTTCTATTATATTACACCTTTTTACCAAAGCCACTAGCAACAAAATAAAACTGTTTATCAGTTAAAGTTGCTCCACTTGCATTTTTAAACACGACAGTAAATCCAGATTTAGTTATATTACTCACTTCATAGTATTCTCCAGTTAATAAATTTTGGGGATTAATCGTCACAGACGGTGTTGCTCCTGTTAAACTTCCTGTACCTGTAAAAAATCCATTAGCAAACGTAAAACTGGTTGTATTTGAAGTTTTTAAGGCACTTGTTTCAGTTCTTCTATTCATTAAAAGTTTACAGCCTAATGTATTCGTACTGGCATCTCCAATAATAATTCTTGTATTTAATACTGATGAAGTAGTTTTTAGTTTTAAAGTAAATTTAAGATACCTGGCACTGACAACCGTTGATACAAAATTATTTGGAGTACTAAAGGTTACATTATCGTCACTTGTCTGAACTTCTAAATCAGCACTAGCATTTTCAAAAATTGTTCCATCAAAACTTAATAAAGCATCTACACCACCACCTACTACAAACCCCTGAGTGGGATGCACAATCAATGCTGGTACATAATTATCAAATAGGTTACTTGCATTAAAACCTTCAAATTTTAAAATACTTTCAAGTAAAACAGAAGCAAATTTATCTTCTAAATCAACTACGCTACTAAATTGGTACGAACCTTCTACAACTCCAGTATTTCCATCTAATGTGTCAAAATTACTAATTGTATCTATATTTGCTGTAATTGAATCAATAAAG